GTTTCTAACACCTCTACTGGTGAACTCACGTTGTCAGACGGGGTGACTGTGGTCTGTTCCATTGACGTCAACCAGACTATGTCTGCTGCTGAAATCAATGAAGCGGTTTATCAGTCGCTCAATCTGCTCGCTAACGCGTCCATTAAGGCCGCGGCCCGCGATGGCTATTCCTTCAACTAACCGCTGAAGGTGCACAACATGAAAGCTCCGCTAACACCACAGGTGAAAGAGCTAGTCCTTACTGTAATGGAGGGACTCCGTTGCCCGCGTGCCGTAACGGTAGCGCTTATGCTACGTAACGACATGTGGCAGGATCTAATGAACTTAGACCTGCGGCCCGACCAGTACTCAGATGCAGCTTCTTACCGTCGTGCTGCCTGCGCTACTAAACTTCTTTCGAAGCTTAGTGCACGCGTAGATGGCTTAGACCCACAGAAAGCTGCCTGGGATCGCTGGCTGGAAGCAGAAACAAAATGCTTCCAGACCAATCGACGCCTTTATGCACTCATCGATGATGGCCCTTTAGACCATATCGAGGAGCGGCAGCTCGACTTTCTGTCGACTGTCCGAAAAAATGTACAATGGTTGATTGGATCTGCGCCTCCTCTCTCTGTAGAGGGGTGCTTCGGGCCTGGAGCGACGGTATCGGACATTTCTGGTCGGACGACTGTCCCACACAAAATGTCTTCGACACCCACTCTGACCGAAGGTACCCAACGCCATCTTACTAACTGGGGAGCTAGTAAGTGGGCTTACGCGTCGCGTAAGCGTGCCGAATCTCCTCAAATTGTCCGAGGTAACCATTATTTTCAGGTTCCAAAGACAGCCAAGACTAATCGGTCTTGTGCGAAAGAGCCCTCCGTTAACGCGTTTTACCAACGCGGATACGGAGCGGTTATGGCAGCCAGGCTGCAGGCAAAAGGCTTAGTAATAAGCCCTGCTCGCAACCCCTACTATAGTCGCTTGGGCATCTCTCATTATGAGGGATACGACGTCGCATCTGAGGCTCACAGACAGGTTGTCCGTGAAGCTTCACTCACAAATGAGTTTGCTACGATCGATCTTTCAAATGCA